TTACATAGAATGAAGTATTGGAAATTGAAACCGATGAACCAAAACCAGAAATATAAAAACTTGTATTTGAGATTGATACAGTATTCAGTAATGAAGAAATACCAACCGGAAGATATGAAAGATTTAGATTAGTAGTTCCAACGCCAACTGGAAGATATGGAGTTGTGAGAATATCACTTGTTCCAACTTCTGTAATATGATTATGAACTGGATTTGATTCCGAACTCGCAACACTTACAGTTGTTGGAATTGTGATGCTTCCATTAATCGTAATACTTGAACTTCCAAGAGATACTGGAAACGGGTTTTGATAACTTATTACACGGCCGTCACTTGATGCGACACCTACAACTTCAAATAATGATCTTTCTTGGTTTAAATAATCTTGAGTTTGTATATTCCACTGAGCCATTTATCAATCAATCCATTCTAATTTTGATGGGTGGTATCTTTTCGCGCTTTTAATGTTTGAATTTTTCTCTATGATTGGATAAATCTGATGAACAACTGCACCTGGATACTGTGTCTGAAGTTGTTCACCTAAAGATTGCTTTGATGGAATTCCACTTTCCGTGGTCAATTCCATTCTATAAAGATTTCCGTTCCACAAAACATCCGCAACATATTCTTCACCAACTTGCTGTGATGATTCTTGTTGAGAATTTATATAAAGATTCCCGTTGAAATCACCAGAAATGTTGACTGATTCTGAGATGAATTGCTTAAAGGATTTCATTTCATTCCTCTTCTGTATGTTCTTCGTTATCACCAAACATATCTGAAGCGACTATAGGTCTAAAGTCATCTACTCGTTCTGCTGCTTTTGCAAACAAAAGATCTTTGATTTTATCGCTAATCTGTGATGGAGATTGATCCGCAGCAATCATATCTAAAAGGTCGTCCATTTTAAATCAATAGAATTCCTTTCTATTTATTAGATTTTTCCACCCTTGGGTTTTGGCATTTCGGCAGCAGATCCATCAGCAACTGTTGCATTACCATCTATTTCGGAATCGGGTTCAACTATTGGTTGGCCAAGATCTCCACCACCTGCTCCAGGATCCATTGGCATTCCTGTTTCTGGGTCTACTGGAGCATTCGGATCTGGGATAATACCATCTTCAATTTCTTTCTTGATGAGTTTATCCTGATCAATAATTTCCTGATCGGTTTGTCTCAGGATCTTTCTTCTCACATAATCTTGGGAATAGTATTTGCCAACATAAGGTTCTGCTGTTGCGACCAAATTCAATCTTTCAGTCATCAATTCAGCATCTTTTAGTTCTGAGAAATGATTATCATACAGGAAGTCATATTGAATATGCTCTTCCATAGTACCCCAATCTTCTGGAGTCACTACATTTTTCAGAATGAGTTGAGTCTTAAGAAGATCATTGAATAAGTTAGCAAAACGCTTTCTAAGTCTTCCAACAAACTTGGTGAACTTCAACTCATCTCTTAAAATTTCTGATGAGCGACCAAGATTAAAACCACCTTCACCCGAAATTCTGGAAGATGGAACATTCAGTGATCTGTATAGTTTTTCTTGGAAATACTTGATATCAGTAATTTCTCCAAGATTTTGACCGCCTGGGAGTGTGGTGATCTCAGTTCCTCTACCACCTTCACGGCGAGGTAACCAGAAATCTTCCATCATACTCATAAATTTCTTATCATCTCTGATCTCACCAGTTTGAGCATCATAAACAAGTTTGTTACGATAACGCATCATAACATCACGGAGATATTGCTCTGCTTTAACCTTAGGAAGATTGCCCACATCAATGTAGAAAATTCTTCTTTCGGGTGCCCTTGATAAACGATAGATAACCAAAGAGTCCTCAATCATTCTAAGTTGATTGAGTGCTTTGATTGCTTTGTGAAGATAAGAAAGTGTTGATCCCTTATTTCTATCTACCAATCCAGAAGTGCAGTAAGCAATTGAATCTCTGGAGAATTTAATTCCTTGGCTATTTGACCCACCCATTGCTCCTGGGTTGTTGGTCGGATATGCCATTTTTGGATTATATAGGAAATACTCTTCAATTTGTGGAAACTCATAATCCATTGGATTATCAGTATTTCCATTTCCCATTCTATACTGATCTTTATCAGTTTTCTTTTGTTGCCTCACATATCTAATCTTTAAGGCATCAATATAACGAAGTTCTTTTATTCCCTCTTCTGGTTTTTTAAGATCAATTACTTTGTGATAATATAACCTTCCATCAACATACCAATTTCTATAAATTTCGTGACACTTTCGGTCAAAATCTAAAAGTTCTAGAATATATTTAAACTCTTCTCTAATCTTCTTTTTAATATTATCACTTGCGTTTAAGTTTGATAACTCAATCTCAACTGGACTATCATTGGAATCCGAAACAATAGCTTCATTGACAATATCTTCAATGGCACCATCACACTCGGGGTGTAGTGCCATCTCACGATATCTTTTAATTAGATCATATTCAGTTCTATATATACCTTCAATGTCTACATAAGACCCGAAAAAACCACTAGTTAAATAATGGTCAACCCCGTCCTCATTATTTTGAGGAACGGGGGAAAGTGTAGTTGATGATTTTTTCTCGTTATTATCTTCAATAGAGAAACCAAACAGTTTTGCCATGAATAAAGTTTAATATGCTTCTACTATTTATTAGCTAATTGATATTCCAGTTTGATCTGTAGCACCACCACTATCTTGCTGAGAACCTGCAGTCCAGTAGTTAACTTGGAATTCTACAGTATACTCCTCAATCGTATCTGATGTATCATATGAAAGATCAATCTGAGATACGTTAGTTGGGAAAATATCATAGAACAAATAAGTTCTTAGTGGGGTGATAGCACCACCTGCCTTGTCACCAAAGTTGGTTGTTGATGCTTCCATTCTATTGGAACCACCTCTTCCAAGTTGGTGAACAACAGCATTAGTCATATAGGATGAGGGGTTAGTTGCACCACTGTTGTTATCCAACTTACTGATGCCATTCATCCAAAGTTCAAATGCAGATCTCAGTTTGAAATCTTCATCGTTAATGATGGTTACTGTCCAAGTATCGAAAGTTCTGTCTCCAGCAACTTTCATCATTCTCCCTCTAAAGGGAACGTCAATTGGTGCAATATTTGATGCTGGTAGTGCTGCTGCCTTACAAAGGAAATTGAATGTTTCCTGATCCCAGTCGGCGGGCGCTGCCGCCACTGGGAAATTTGGAATATCAACTTCAAATAGATTAGGTCTAGCACCGCCACCCGCTAGTTTTGATTTAAACCCCGTAATAGTTCTAAGGTTTGACATTTTGAAATCCTCCTTCGGTAATTAATTTATGTTAGATCAAACTCTACCAGCAACTTCTTCAAAACTTACACCTGTGCGAGTGGCAACAAATGTTAGTGTTACGAAGTTGATAGATTTAGCAGGTTTCAGATAGATATCTGCTCTAAATTCATTATTATCAATGATGTCAGGGGTATTGTTTGTTTCATCGCAAACTACGAGGAAGTCATAGATTCCTCTCTTTGCTTGAACATCACGGAGGTATGGTTCAACAATATTCACAAAGTTTGCTCTTGTGATCTGATCATTCAATTCAAAGAGTTGTGCTTGAGCGGTTCTCTCAAGTGCTTGCTCAACAGTTAGGAACAATCTGCGAACATTGATTCTATCAAAGGCAGAAGCATAACCGAGAGCGGTCTTATCACCAAACAGAAGAACACCAATACCGGGTTGATTAACGATTGAGTTAATTCTTAGTGGATAAAGTTGATCTCTCTGTGCTTTGTTTGGATTATATGCGAGTTTAATCGCATTGTTTAGAATTCCTCTTTGTTGTCCTGCTGGTGAGAACCAGGGGAATGCGAAGATTGAAGTTCTAACCATTAGACCTGCAACATCGGGGTTGCAAGGAATATAACGGAACTTATTATTGAATCTATCAAAAGTATACTTGTATCCACTATCAAATACTGCATATGATGAGGATGGTAAGTAACTGAAGAATTCAATAATGTTATCAGTTTGTGTATCTGTATTGGTAATATCAACTACATCACCTCTATGTGGAGAAATGACTGCGATACAATCTTTTCTACCTTCGGCAATAGAAATGAGTTCTGCGGCCTTTGCTCTTGATTCATCTTTATCACCAAGACCAGGTCCCATAACCAGATAATCAACTTGAACTTCATCTCTGTTTTCAAACAGTCTGTATGAGGTGATCAAATCTCCAAGAGTCGCGGTCATTCCACCAGTGGCACTGTAATCAACACCACCTTGAAGAACGTATGTTTGATTACCTAGGGCACTGAAGATTTTATCTTGTGCTGGTTCATTCCATAGACCTTGTGCTGTAGTAATTCCAGCAAACTGAGCAGGGCCAATTGTTCCAGGTTCTATATCTGGATCAAATCCAGTTTGAACAATGTCTTCAGCATTGCTTTCATCTGATGGATTGTCTCCAGCATAAATGTACTGGGAGAATCTTGCCAGATAATCTTTCCACCAGATTCTTTGTGGTGAATTTACCGCTGAAATTGCATCAGAAGCTTTAGAAAGACCGAGATGCTTCTCTAAAAGATTTCCTCTGATTCCGGTTACGGTTCCAGTGTCATCAAAAATTGCAATATGCAGAGAGTCATTTTTGGAATTTCTAT